GAATAGGGGATATTCATGGATGCAATCACTATCATCAAAGTAGCATTAACGGTCATCTCAGACCGGCTCATAACGATTTTGGCTCTGTCAATGTCGTGCGCTTTAGCGTGTTGGGTGATGTGGGGACCACAATGGGACCGCGTAGCAACACTAGCAATATTTGTAATCTTCAGCTATCTTGTGATAAACACAAAGGAAAGGAAACAACATGAAAAGCAGACCACACCAGAGGGACCATGAGTTAAATCAGCAAATAGCTACGGCTATTCGTCCACAGTTGCCAAGAGACGGCAGCGCTGGAATGACTAAATGGAAACCCGGAGAACTACCAAAAGGCGGCTATCGCTCAATGTTTGATTTTGCTGAAGGTTCTTACAGTACAAAATTAAGCCCATCTGGAGCGAAAGAAAAGAAGGTGTACTAAATGGCAAATAACATTGCATTTCAACCAATGGGGAAAACGGTAAAGGTAGCTGCCGTTGGTGCTGCTAACACGCAATCCAATGTATTTACCATTACTGCTGATAGCCCATCAAACCAGTATTACCTAGCTAACGCTGACACCAATTCGGCTGTTTATGTATGGATTAACTCTACTAGCACCTTTAATGTGGCGTTGCCAGATGTAACTCCGGGCTATGTCATTGCATTGCCTCCTTATGGATACAGAGTAATTACTGGTCCGCAAGTCAATTCCAATACAAATGTGTATGCAAGAGTTATTGGTGACGGAACAAACGCTTCTATTTATATCACTCCGGGCGAAGGCTTGTAATTAAAAAGGAAAAATCATGGCAGATATTCAAGATGTAATACCAGTAGTAGAAGTCCCTAATGTACCTGAGCCAACACCAGCTCCAGAGCCAATAGTTGCTCCTGAAGTTGTTGTTGAAGTAGCGGGTGACGCTCCTAAATCATTAGGCGAAAATATCAGCGTGGTCAATATTTATACACCGCAGTAAGGCTTTAAATGAGCGAGCAATCAAATATTGAATCCGCAAAGGAAGTTGCCGGTAAGTCCATTGGAAAACATGGGCTTGCCTACATTACGGCAATTATTGTAATTAGCGTTGCTGCAAGCATTTTCTTAGATGCCTCTAAAATTGCCGCCGTTATTGGTATGGCTGGCGGTGCAATCATGGCTATCATCAACATGATGAACGCGGTATCAGGCACCACAGAAAAAGAAGAGCGACCTGAATTTCAAGTTATTCAAAATTTAATTGGAAAATTAGACCATCTTGCTGACAAAGAGCCTCCTATGTCCGTTACTGTTGATGGAGATAAGGTGACTGTCACTAAGGGTACAGACACTATTACGACTAAAAAATGAAAATATTTAAAGATATTCTGACTGAAGACAACAATGAGACTTATTGTGCTGCTAGGGTTTGTGCTATTGCTGCTTTGTTTGGCTTCTTGGGAATTGCTTTCGTTCATGTTTTACATGGTAATTCCATTGATTTTTCGCAATTAGGCATTGGTTTTGGCACCGTTTTAGGTGGTTCTGGTGTGATGATTGGAGCTAAAGCCGCCACTCAGAAGGATGGTAGCGATGTTTCCCCTTCCAATTAATTTTTACATTTATGCTGGATTGACTGTAATTGCTTTAGCCGGTATTGGTTACGGCAGACATGAGCATAATGTTTTTGAGGAATACAAAGCAGAAGAGATTGCCAATGCTAGAGAAAAAGAACATCAGCTTCAAAATGCTACCGACCAGATTAGAAAGGACAAAGATGCTCAAATTGACGCTATTAACAATCAGCTCGCTAATGCTCTTATCGAGTTGCGGAACCGCCCCAGTAGGGCAAATAAAGTATCCAGCAATGGACAAAGTGGAACTGGGGCAACCCTTTTTGCCGAGGATGCAGAATTTCTTGTCGGGGAAGCTGCCAGAGCAGACAAGCTCAGAACAGCCCTCACAGCCTGTTACGCCCAATACGACCAAGTAGCCGGAGCTAAATGATGCAATATTCTAAAGACGGGTTACATCTTACAGAGCAATTTGAAGGCGTTAGGCTTACTGCTTATCCTGACCCCGGTACTGGTGGTGACCCTTGGACTATTGGATACGGGCATACCGGTCCTGAAGTCCATTCAGGCATGACAATTACTCAAGAGCAAGCCGAAAACTATTTGGCAGAAGATGTTAAAAGAGCAGAAGCAGATGTAAACGCAAGGCTTAATGTAGAGGTAACCCAAAATGAGTTCGATGCACTTGTTGATTTTGCTTTTAATTGTGGATGCGGTAATCTTAATAATTCCACATTGCTTAAAAAATTAAATGCTGGTGACTATGAAGGTGCCGCGCATGAGTTTGAGAAATGGGATATGGCTGCTGGTCATCACATGGCTGGATTGTTACGCCGCAGACAAGCTGAAGAATTACTATTTCTAAAGGATATGGCATGAAAAAAGCACTTGTATTCTTAGTAGGTATTGTGATGGCTGGATGTTCTTTTGCACACAATATTGCTATTTGTCATGGTCAATATGCCTTATGCGCGGCATCTGCCACTACTCCTACTGGCAAGACAATGACTGTTGATGGCAAAGTCTTTAAAGAGGGTATGGCTGTTTGCCCTATCCTTAATGGTGATAGTGTTGCCAACCTAGATTTAATGAATGGCTCATGCGATTCTGCCCCCGGCAAAGTATGGTCATTGTTTGGCGTCCCTCCACAAACAAGTTATCCACAAGGTCCAAGCTGGACTACTGTTACCGCAGTAGTTAGAACCTTTACTGTAGGACAAACACCTACAACGGGCATGAGTAATATGTGGAGTTTTCCTTGTGAAATCCAAGCTCAACCGGTTAATGGCGTAAAGCTAGCTAGTTGCTATGGTCCAATTATGGAAAGCCCTTGGAATAATGGTCATGTTCAGCAAGGCGAAAAGGCATTTACTCAAGCTCCAGCAGGAGCTATTTATCCCGTTGGCGGCAATATAGCTAAATAATGGCAGACCCACAAGAACTTCAAGGAATTGATACATCGGTATTGGATACCATATCCGCCGATAAAGGAGCCAAGCTATTAGAAGTGGCTCAAAAAGAATATCCTTACCTCGCTAACAAAGACATTGCTTACAAATACTCTCCAACGCCCGGAGAACAGCGTATGTTGGAGTTTTATAAAGGCGATGACCTACCAGATTGGGCTAAAGGAAAACAAGTCGCTATCGAAGTTTTTAACCCTAAAGCAACACCGTTGGATGTTTTGGGAGATTACGCGAGTCATTACGGAGTTCAGGCAGACCCTCAGCTCAAAGCGCTTTATGCTCAGTTTGCTGGTCAATTAGACCCTAATATGATGCAAGAGCGGTATCAATACCATACGCAAAATCTAGGCGAAAACAGACCATACGAACAATGGATGCAGATGACTGGATTGCCTGAAATGTTTAGAGGCTACACATTCAATCAATGGCAAGATGCAGCCAAGATGTACACGCCAGAACAGTTGCAAACCCTAAACGCAGTTCGTTCATATTTAGGAATTAAATAATGGCTAAAGACACTAATCTTTCCGTTAGTCGTGGCGAGAAGTTGCCCGTATCTCGAGGCGGAGGATTAACAGCCAAAGGAAGAAAGAAGTACAACCGAGCAACAGGAAGCAAATTAAAAGCACCAACGAAATCAGGACCAAGACATAAATCATTTTGTGCGCGTTCTAAGAATTGGAAGGGTGAACGAGGCAAGGCAGCTAGACGCAGATGGGGATGCCGTTAATGGATTCACACTACAAGTCATTATTAAAAGCAGTCACTTGGCGGATTACAGGAAGCCTTGATACTTTTGTGCTGTCTTGGATTATCACAGGGCACGCTTCTCTTGCCTTCTCTATTGCGTTTGTAGAACTGTTTACTAAGATAGCGCTTTATTGGTTACATGAGCGTATCTGGCTAAAGGTGAAACTATGAATCATTGGGTGCTTGGGGAAGCCGGAGCCTCCCCGCCAAAACATTAAGGCGAAGGAATTAGCTGTCCTTCAAACAAATAGCTACCCATGTGTCCTAAGCTGACCCAAGGTGCAGCCCATACTTTGATGCCGTTATCTCTAGCGAGCTTACAAAAGTGATAATCCTCTGAAAGCAAAGTGTTATTGATTGGCTCAATGCTGGTCGTAAAGTATTCTTTAATCTCATCTGCTTTAAGAGTACCGGCTAAGTCCAATACATTGTTGGTATAGGAAGGCACTTTATCTGCGAGCTGCTCAAAGACTTGACGCTTAATCAACATAAAGCCTGTGCCGCCATTCCATATCTCTACTGGCTCATTGACTGGTACCGTTACTGAACCTGAATAATCCACTAGATTCACGACAAAAGAACCGGTGTAATACTTGAGGTTATCGTCAGGAACATTATTGTCCATAGCCTGTTTAACGCTGCCCCAATTGATTTCTTTCTTAGGGTAGATACCGCAAATAATGTCCTTATCTACTTCAATCATGCGTGGCATTTGAGCAGGGTTAAAACGAATGTCTGCATCAATAAACATCAAGTGAGTTGCATTACTGGCTAGAAACCCTTTAACCAAGGCGTTACGGGCGCGAGTAATCAAAGACTCATTAAACATAAAAGAGAAGGTAACATCAACGCCAATCTCGTTTAAATGCTTTTGCATCAGCACAATGCTCTGAGTATAAAAACCAGCGCACATACCACCGTACATTGGAGTCGCAATAAATAAATGCGGTCTCGGTTTAACTTCTTCAGTCATTGCGTTCTCTCTATCTTCAGTTGTAAAAGTTGTCATAATCAATCCTTGTAAGTGGGGCTGCCCGAATACTCTGCCCCGTAAGTGTCCTAACTGTCCGCTGAGGGACTCTCATTCAGGCTTGAGGAGGTCTTATCAATGGTCTCAATCATCACTCTGATTCCACCATTCTTGACCGGCTCACCCCTTATGATTTCTAAGTGGTCAACCTGAAAATCATTGTTGAATACTCCAGCATCCTCAAGCGCATCTAAGACTGCTTTGATACGGTTATCAATATCTATCTTGCGCTTGTCTCTTGGAAACAGCACCATCGTTACTTTCAATTTACTGTCTCCAAGTTTGGGAACTTTGTACTCAACAACATAATCTGCAACAGCCGCCTTGAACTCCCGCCCCGCCTTAGTAATATTCATCCTTCCTCTAAAAATAGTCCGGTAGGAATTAACGCTAGGAGGGAGCGGAAGTGTCAAAAAAAGCATTAGCAGCTTATCGGTTTAAAAGGACCATCAGTATTAGTATCCCAACAGCACATACCGCCGCGTCCGTCAGGCTCACATTTGGTGGCTGCAAAACAATTTGCGCTCAACAAAACAAACAATACAATCGCAGTCAATTTTTTCATAATCATTCTCCTTAAAAGGGTACATCTCCGGCATCAGGGGTAACATCTCTTGGGTAGCTTTGTTGTCCTTCGGGCTTCCAATTATCAACGGACAATGTAATGAATGGACCGTAACCCACATCCTTGACCCATCCCGCCAGCTTAATATCTTCTCCATTAACTCTTATCTGCCCTTTCCAATCCGGCGATTTCTCGCTTGCTTTCTTTTGATTACGAGACAAAATTCCTTTGCCTTCACTTGGTATATGCGCCATGCTATTTCCTTTGTATTAAGTGGTAACGGGCAAAACTCTTTCCGTTTTGTTTAACATCTTCAGTTCTAATGTTGTGTCCAGACTTCCTTAGCACCTCAATATGAGCAGCCAATCTCATCGTTCCTATATGTTCCAAGGCTTCTAGCGGCGTCAATGGTCGAGTCTTCAACCAATGCAGCACCGCATCCCTTTGGTTCATCCCTGCGGGGACTCCATCGTAACTTCCGCTTCCGTAGTTGATTGGCTGCCATGTTCCTTTGGGCTTTCCTGTACTCCCTTAGGCGCAATAGCCGCTAACACTTGAGACTTCTGCACAGCGCTCATAACACCAAGGACAATGTAGTTCGCCTTCTTGAGCGCGTCAATCTTTGCGTGCTTCTCATCCTCTTTGATTTTTGCTGAGTCTCTGATACGGACAAATAAATCTGCGTAAGCAGCAATCCATCCTTCAATCTCTTCATGCTTTGAATAGATGGTGCCGTCCGGTAGCATGAGGGCATAAGTAGGAGCGCTAGGCTCTACATCAACCGTAATGCTTACTGGGTCTTCTCTAAGGTTTTCTATGGTAATAGGAGGAGGCGTTATGTTTACCTCTCCCCGCCCCATAAATTTTTCATTTTTTGGCGTGTCAAAGTCTTCGACTTCTTCAGGCGTATAGGTGCCAATGACACAGCCCGGATAGATAGTTCTAATACCTTCAGAGACTACTCGGGCGCGAAGCATAGCGCGTGGATACTTTTCCCATCCGCCGCCAGACTTGATTAAGCCAATCTTACGAGCTTGCTCAATCGTCCAAGAGAGTTCCAAAGAGCCGCCATTGGGGTGCGTGAAGATTCCGGTTACATTTTGGTCGGTATAAATCTTCCAATCGACTTTCCCTCCGGCGGCTTGGAACCTCGCTAGCATAGCATCCGCCTTCAGAGCTGGACGCCCTTGGATGATATGGTAATCCCTAGCTGCGGTAGCAGGATGTAATCCTTCTGCCTGAGCCACAGCCATTAAAGCCAATACGCTATTGGTGTCCTTCATGCCAAATAGCCCTGATTTAGCAATAGCCTCAGCCATGCCCTGCATCTCTCCAAACGGTACGATATTAGACATGAATCATCTCCGATAGTGTGTAAATAGTATCTATGACTGAACTAACAGCCATAATCCAAACTGCTATATCAATGTTGTTCATTTGACTAAGAACCTCCGAGAGCCGGCAGTTTCCATTACAAACTGGTCGTATATGTCAGGCATAGCAGCTCTAAATAAATCCGCCTGAAAGCGCTTAGAAGCCTTGCTAGCTTTCCAAGTAGCCAACACCTTGCCATCCACTCCTAAAAGCTCTGAGCCTTCTCTCATAAAGCCCTGTAATGCCGTCAAGAGCTGCTCTTCGGACTCTTCCAGTTCTTTAATCTGAGCCTTGCAATTCTTGAGCTGGTTTACTGCTCGCTCTACTTGTGCATTGGCATAGACTGTTGAGCCGTTATCCTTGGAATAGATGAGTTTGGTCTGCTCTGTTGTCTCAGGGTCTAGCGGGGTCTTGGTCTCTACTGCTCCCCAAAACCTAGCCATGTCCTTTATCAGCGCTTCTTTTTGCTCCGGCGTGATAGTGAAATCAAAAGTGCAAAACTCCTGTCCACCAAAGAGGACTGCAAGTACCACTCTATCAACTTGGTGAACGGTTGCTTCGTGGATAATTTGCGCCATATCCGCGTGAGGAATAATGTTAGCTTCCGCATCAAACTTGTTACGGACGGCTGCGTTGTAATTCTTAGCCTCCACAAGAGTTCTGCCATCGGCGCTAATAAAATCAAAGTGAGACCGTAGCCAAGTCTCTTTAGGGTGCGTAAGAGCATAAGGGGCTTCCTTGAGTTCGAGTTTGAGTTTGTCTTGTGCTAG